CAGTTCTTGTTTTCTCTGATGACCCTAAGTGGTGTAATGAGCAGCAGTTATTTTCTAGTGATAGATTTTTAATTGCTGAGGGAAATACAAACTATGTTGATTTGTGTTTGATGACTCTTTGTTCAGGACATATTATTGCAAATTCTTCATTCTCCTGGTGGGGTGCTTGGTTGGCGAAGAATAATAAAGTTATTGCTCCGTCTGGGTGGTTTTTTGGTTCGAATAATGAGCACCTAGATACTAAAGATTTAATTCCTGAAACTTGGATGGTTATTTGATGAAAGTTGCTATTTGTTTTATTGGAACTGGAAAATATTTAAATTTTCTTCCAAAGTATTATGAGAATATTCGAGAGTATTTTCTGCCTAATAGTGAAAAAACTTTTCTAGTTTTTACAGATGGAGAAGGTGATTTTCCTAAAGATGTAAAGGTATATAAGCAAGAACATCTGGACTGGCCTTATGTTACTCTTAAAAGATTTGAGATTATTCAAAAGGCAAAGGAAGAAATTGCAAAGAATGATTGGTTTGTCTTTATTGATGCAGATGCATTGGTAGTTGATACAATTACTGAAGAACAATTTTTCAACAATGAAAAATCATTTTTTGGTGTGCATCATCCTTGCCATTTTCTACAAATGCCTCCACACAATCAATATCCTGGAGCGTTTGAGACTAATCCACTTTCAGTTGCCCATATAATTGAGGATGATGATTTATCTGTATACTATCAAGGTTGTCTTTGGGGAGGAAAAGTTCCAGATATTCTTGAAATGATTAATGAACTTGAGCAGCGAGTCAATATTGATTTAAAGAATAATGTAATTGCTGTTTGGCATGATGAGAGTCATTTAAATAAATTCTTCATTGAAAATAAAGAACATCTTAATGTTCTAGGTTCTGAGTATGCATATCCAGAAGTATTTGCGGAGTATTGTGAATTTGAACCAAAGATAGTACACTTAGCAAAAAATAATTCCAAATATCATGTTTGAATTAAACGATAAAAATAAATCCACATACAAACTCAATAATATAGGTCCAATTTATTACTTAAACCTTGATGGGCAACCTGAAAGGAAAGAGTATATGGAATCTCAGTTTAAATATTGGGAAATTGAAAACTATAATCGTATCTCTGCATATGATGGTAGAGATGATGATTTGAGTGATATTTTATCCGGTCGTTATCCTGAGATGATGACTTCTGGTGAGATTGGATGTATCACTTCTCACCTGAAAGCAATTAAGCACTGGTATGAGACATCTGATAGTCCTTATGCAATCATTATGGAGGATGATTGTAATTTAGATCTTGTCAAGTATTGGAATTTTACTTGGGACGATTTTTATGCACATATTCCTTATGATTGGGATGTTGTGCAAATTGCAATTATTTGCACCGGAGATATTCATGTTAAGCTTCACAAGAGATTTGTAAATGATTTTTCTACAGCTTGCTATTTGATTAATCGTCATCATGCAGAAAAATTGTTGAGATTTCATGTCAAGGGTGATAAGTATCGTCTTGACAATGGAGTTAAACCTCGTCCAGTTGCTGATGATTTGATTTATAATTCTGGGAATACTTACTCAATTCCTCTCTTACTCTATAGAATTGAGTTGGGTTCTTCAATTCATCCTGAGCATATTGACGCTTTCCATGTAGGAAATTATAAGGCACTATCAAATTTTTGGGAGCAAAATGGAGCAAATATTGATATTCGAGACTATATGAATTATGATCCTTATCTAGGTCGTATCACAGAAAACTCTGCTACCCAAGAAAATCCTTGACATTCAAAAAGAAATCCTCTATACTAAATAAGTACTTAAGAATTCAGTTGTAATTCTTAACATTTATCCTATAGTACAAATAAAAAACTTTATGAAACTCAAACAACTGATGCTTGCACCCGTTGCTCTGGGAATGATTGCTCCTGCTGTTGCGAATGCCGCAGACCTTAATATTGCAGCAGTCAATCAATACTCTGCTGAGCAGGCAACAAGCGTCACTCAATTCTCTGATGTGCAACCTACTGATTGGGCATATGGAGCACTCTCTGCCCTCGTAGAGCGTTATGGTTGCGTAGCAGGTTATCCTAACGGCACCTATGGTGGTGGTAAGGCAATGACTCGTTATGAGGCAGCAGCACTTCTGAATGCTTGCCTTGACCGTGTAACTGAAGTAACTGATGAACTCAATCGTCTTCAAAAAGAATTTGCTGCTGAACTTGCAGTAATTCGTGGTCGTGTTGATAAACTAGAAGCACAAGTTAGTGCTCTGGAAGCAACTCAATTCTCCACCACCACCAAACTGCGTGGTGAAACCAAGTGGGTTCTGGGTGGTCTGTCTTATGGCGGCGATCGTAAGAATGATTATGATGCTCTCCGTGAAGCAGTTTCCTTCAACTATGATGTGAAACTGAACCTGGATACTTCTTTCACTGGTAAAGACCTGCTGCGTACTCAACTTCGTGCTGGTAACTTTGATGACAGTGGTTTCGGTGCTGCACCTACTTCCCTCACCAAACTGGATGCTGGTTTCCAAGAAAATCTTGGTGGTGCTGACGGTGGTGATGTAGTTGCAATTAATCGTCTTTACTACAAGTTCCCTGCTGGTAAGGATGTAACCATTACTGCTGGTCCTCGTGTTCGTCAGGATGACATTCTGCCTGTGTGGCCTTCTGTTTACACCGCTGATAAGATTCTGAACATCTTCCAGTTCAACGGTGCTCCTGGTGCCTACAGCAAGGTTCTGGGTGGTGGTTTCGGTGCTTCGGTTAAGAAAGGTGCTTGGACCCTTGGCGGTGCCTATGTTGCTGGTGATGCAGACAAGGGTGATAGTGCTGAGGGTGGTATGTTCAACGGCAACTCTGCTGCTTCTACCACTGCTCAACTTGCTTATACCACTAAGAACTGGAACCTGACTGGTGCCTATACTTATTCCAACAATGGTGTAAGTATTCAAGGTACTCCTACTCTGACTTCTGCACTTCCTAATAGTGCAACTGGTGGTCAGACTAACTCGTTCTCTCTTGCTGGTTACTGGCAACCTTCCACCTCTGGTATTATTCCTTCAATCTCTGCTGGTTGGGGTTATAATAACTCTGGTTATACTGAAGGTGGTGATACTATTTCTCAGTCTTGGTATACTGGTTTGGTTTGGAAGGATGTACTCGCTAAGGGTAATGCTCTTGGATTTGCAGTCGGACAACCTACCTTTGTTACCAAGCAGAATGATGTAAATGCTCAAGATGGCAACTATGCACTTGAAGCATATTACAAGATGCAAGTTACCGATAAAATCGCTGTAACTCCTGCTGTGTTCTATTTGAGCAATCCTACTGGTACTGATGGTCTTGATACCTTCGGTGCTCTGGTTCAGACAACCTTTAAGTTCTAATCTAATCTGTAAAATCGGATACACGGGGGGTGCTTGACACCCCTTTCTTTTTCCTATATAATTGTGTAACAATTCGTAATAAAACGAAAATGACTGTAACGACTAATGAGCGTGGGCAACAGAATATGTTTGCCCGAGAACCGCAAATGTACATTTCTGATGCTGATGCCATTAAGTATGGGATGATGACACATAACGAACGAGCAGAACTTGCTAACGGTCGTTGGGCAATGCTGGGTTTTGTAGCAGGTATTATTTCTTATGCTGCTACAGGTAACTTCTTCTTCGGTGTATTCTGATGTCTGAAGTAATCTTTACACTCACTGGAGTTGCATTCTTTGTACTTCTGAGTTATGCTGTAGAGAAAGTCGCAGAAACTTACTGATGAGTGCTGGAATGCTGGGGCAACTTAGTCTTGCCCTTCAAGAACTTAACTGGGATCGTGATGATGAAATTGTGGTAGAAATTGGCGGTGTGGCAGCAACAGGAACTGCTACCCACCCAGATGCCAATCCAAAGTGGGCGAAACCATACGGAACTATAACTTATCAGAATGATGCATTTATCGTCATCAAAAATAAAACCAGAAACCCTGTGGTTTCTTCCCAATCCAATCCTGAACTTAAACAACACCATTCTTATCAAGGAGAAACAAAATGAAAAATCTTTTTACTGAACGCGCTGAGCGTATTAACGGTTGGGCAGCAATGATTGGATTTATTGCCGCTACTGGTTCTTATCTCACCACTGGTCAAATTATTCCTGGCGTATTCTGATGGAGGTTAAAATGCGTAAAGAAGGTTATCAAATTCCACAAGTTCAATTTACCTTTCGTGAGTCTGGAGAATTCGTAACTCGTACATCCTCAGAACTTTTTGATGATAAGCGTGTTGTGATTTTCTCACTACCTGGTGCATTTACTCCTACTTGCTCTGCATATCAACTTCCTGGATTTGAAGAGAAGTTTGAAGAGTTTCATGCACTTGGTATTGATGCTATTTACTGCATCTCTGTGAATGATGCATTTGTTATGAATGCTTGGACACAAGATCAAAACATTCAAAATGTACAATTAATTCCTGATGGAAACGCATACTTCACCCGTTCAATGGGTATGCTCGTTAGCAAGTCGAATCTTGGATTCGGTGAGCGCAGTTGGCGTTACGCTGCTGTGGTAGAAAACGGCATTATTGAAAAACTGTTCGTTGAAGCAGGTCAGCGTGATAATGCAGACACTGATCCTTATGAGGAGACTACTCCAGAAAAGGTTTATGACTATGTAAAATCTACTGTGCGGGAAACCGTTTCTGTTTGAATATAATCAAAGCGTCCGAAAGGACGCTTTTTTAATAAATATATTCAGTGTTTATACAAAAACAATGACGTTAGATCTTCATAACTTCTTTAAATATTATGACGATGGTAACGCGAATCATGTGGCAGCAGTTCAATGGTTGGAAGATAATCTTCCTACACAATTTTTAGATGACTCGGAGACTGACTGGATTGGTATTTACAGAACAAAACCACCAACTCCAGCAGTGCTCGATGTCCCATATTTTAATCAAGTAGATAACTATAGAGATGCACATAGAACGTGTAACTCTTCATCCTGTGCAATGTGCCTTGCTTTCCTGAAGCCAGGGTCTATTAAGGGCGATGACGAATACGTTAAGAAAGTATTTGAGATTGGTGACACAACTGACCACGCTGTACAGACAAGAGTTCTGGAAGCTTATGGAGTTAAGTCACACTTCAGTTACAATCTTTCTTTTGCTGACATTGATAAGAGTCTTGATGCTGGGAAACCTGTTGTTATTGGTATCCTACATAGGGGTTCTTTATCTGCACCTACTGGTGGGCACATGGTTGTAGTCATTGGTAAGACTCCAGACGGTAAGGGGTATTACTGTAATGACCCATATGGTTCATGTAATGACAACTACACTGGTCCAGTAACAAATGGTAAGAAAACCATTTACACAAAAGCAATGCTTAAGCATCGCTGGTGCCCAGGAGGTAATGATGGGTGGGGAAGAATCTTCAACTAGATTTAAAGCAAAAATTTTAAAGATTGTAAAAGATCTTACAAACCGTGGGAAGCACAAAGAAGCTTCTGAACTTTTCAACAAATACTTTGGAGACGACAATGGCAAAAATAGATTTACATAACTTTTTCAAATTTTATGATGAAAAGAACCCCAATCATGTAAAAGCAGTTCAGTGGTTAGAAGATAACCTACCAGTTAAGTATCTTGAAGATAAAGTAGATTGGGCAGAGATTTACAGAAAAAAGACTAGTGCCTCTGCTCCTGCATCTTCAGGTGGTGGTGGCGAACAACTAGTATCCAAAAAGCAACTTGCTTATATTTGGAACTGTGGTGAAAATCTCATCACCGATGCAGAAGTTGCTGAAATGAATAGTGGTCTTAGTTTCTTTAAGATCAATACACCAGTTCGTATCAGACACTTCCTTTCACAAATTTCTCATGAAAGTGGTGGTGGAAGATATAAAGAAGAGTTAGCATCCGGTGCTGACTATGAAGGTCGTTCTGATCTTGGAAATACTCAATCTGGTGACGGAAAGAGGTTCAAGGGTGCCGGATATATCCAGATGACCGGACGTGCAAACTATCAGGCATTTGCAAATTATATCAAGGATCCTAAAGTAATGGAAGGAGTTTCCTACGTTGCTAATAAGTATCCTATGACATCAGCTGGGTTCTGGTGGCATAATAATAATATGAATGCTTTATGTGATTCAAACCCAAGTGTCGATCAAGTTACAAAAAGAGTCAACGGTGGATACAACGGTCTAGATGACCGTAAGAAATACTATGCTCGTTGCTGTGAAGTTATTAAGTAAACTTACTTACCTAACTTACCAACAATGTCAGAACAATCACAAAAAAAGGACAAATGTATGAGCACCATCGTTAGGATTACAGTTTTAAGTTGGAGTGCTGCTCTTCTTACTGCTAGTTATGCTGGTCTTCTTGCCAAGATGGACCCTACATTTATTGCTACAGTATTCACCGCTGCTGCAGCAACCTTTGGAGTTGATACCTTGAAGAAGGGAGATGACAAGGACGACGATGCCAAACCAAATTCCCAACCTGCAATCACCGCAGTTGAACCAACTCCAGAACCAGAACCTCCAGCAGATATCGCAGAGGCATCTTGCCCAAACTGTGATTCAGGAGATACCGAAACCAATAATACCGTCCCAGTCGGTAGAGTCTAGGTTTCAACTTCCTATTACAAGGGGTCTGGAACTTCCAATATTTGAAGCACCAGATCCTTCTTTAAAGTATCCAATTATTAATGTTCCTACCCAGGCAGAGTTTGATGCTTCTGTAAAGGCACAAAAACAGCAGGAGCAGCAATCTCAGCAAGAGAAGAGTAGGGGTTTGCCTGACTCCCCTCCTCAAGTGCCTCAGGTTGCCCAAACCCCCCCTGTTCAAGCGCCGATTGCTGAGATACCAGCAGATAAACCAACAACACCAACCTTTAGTGTTTATGGTGTCAATATTAATTTACCTGACCCTTCTCTTGTTGCTACGGCTGGTGCTGTCGCAGTAGTAACAACTGCCGCTACGATGGCATCATCAGCAGTTCTTAATGTTCTCAAAAATGCTGCTGAACCATTTATTAAAGAAGCAACAAAAAATAAGTTCAAGATTAAAATCAAACAAGTTAAACCTGTTCTGCATTATGTTATGGCAGAAGGTGGACATATTGATATATTTGAATACTCATCAGAAGGAACACGCCTAATTGCCCAAACATCTAATGTGGAGCAATACCTTCGTGATGAAGTAGAAAAGAATGTATTATATGAAATTGAAAATAAGATTATTATTGATGATGTAATCAAAGATAAATTCACAAAAGAAGGGCAAGAAAGATTTAAGTCTCTCTATGCCCCTGCTAAAAAGATTGCCAAAAAACTGGCAGCCCGTCTATCATTTTAGATTTTTTTCTTCCCCTTCTTGCGGGGCGTCTAATAAATCTAATAATTTCTGGCGGTTGCTTGTTAGGAATAGGTCTTCTATTTTCAAGCATTATTCCATCGTGAGTTAGAAGTCTTGCTAGAATTAGTAGTTGTAAGACTATTCTTTTCATTTTTGAGTTTTCTTTAACTTAAAAGCAGCATCACCAAGAAAAGAACCAACAGCAAGTACAAGAACTTTTGCATATGCATCTCTACTTGTACTTTCAAGTTCCACTTGTCCTTCTGTACGAATCGCAACAGATTCCACAGCAGAAATCATACAAGCACTCCAAATGATTAAGAATAGTCTAACAATATTAAAGTAAATCACTTCTTACGCTTTGCGTCAAGTTCAGCAAAGTTCTTCTTCTTCTTTGTGCCACCATCGTATTCCCAAGCATATCCGGAAACAATCATTTGCTCATTCAGTGATGTTGGTTCATCGTTAATAAACAGATGTCCAATGATTCTTCCATACTTTTCTGTGGAATCTGGAAGTTCAGTCTTGATGAGAATGTTCTTAGCACCTTCACAACGATGCTTCAACCATTCTTTTGATTCAAGTCCGTATTTCTTTTCGTTCGCATCTGCTGTGCGACTTTCTGGGGTATCGACACCAGCAAGACGAATTCGCTTAGTAAGGGAGATATCAAAACCCAAATCAATGTCAGCGTCAATAGTGTCGCCATCTACAACCTTATGAATTTGACGTATTCTATAGATATAAGGATCTTTATTGTCCATTAGAAAGGAAACTTAATACTCCCAGTATTTAGTTTGGGGATGGGCAATTTCTCAAATGCTTTGTTGACCTGCTTCTCTACAACAGCACCAACAAATGCTTCTGGATTGTCTAAAATCTTTTGTGCCTTTTGGTAAGTAATATAAGCACCTACACAAAGAGCACCACTAATCGACAAACTTAATACTGATAATGCTAATGAAAGTTTATTCATTCCAAACTCCTTCTTGTTTATGAATCCAGACTTTTAAATCTTTAACGTACTTTCTTAAAATCTGTGCTTGTTCTTCGTGCCAGTAATCACCAGTTTCTAAATGAAGACGTGTGTGATTATCTATTGCACCAAGTATTTTATGAATTGGAGCGTTCCAACATTCACGTTTTGGAGTGTTCCACTCTCTTGGCATACATCCTCACTTTTTCTTGCCACCATTCTTTGCTTTCTTGGCAGTTGCATTGCCTTGGTTTTGTTTCGATTGTTTTCCGCCAGCAGAACCTTTCTTACCTTTATTTGCTGACTTTGCCATCGCTCTGTTGTTCGGGTAACGATATATTTATTGGTTGTGGATATTTTACAACTATATCTGCACAAACTTTGTAATATGGACTGGCTGGGTGAAATGATATTCCAGATTTAATTGCTTCACCACATTTAAGTAATCTAACAAGTTCAAAATCTAATCTTGATTTGTCTGTTTCTGCTTTCTGTCTGACAATTTCTGTTCGTGCTCTTTCTTTACATAATTCCATCAATCCACCATCAAGAGGAATATTGATACCAGCAGAGACGCCCCAGTTATGATTTCTGGAAGCAAATGTATCTGGGTCATCACTACCATTTCCACTTTTTAATGCGAATGGGGATAGAGAGAATGTTGCTCCTTGGCAAGACACTCCATTACCGTAAGTATTAACTGCATAAGGACCTTGCAATACCTGCACTGCTTGATTAGTAACATTGCCAGTAGCAGATGCTGATGGACCTGCAATGTTGGTATTACTTGGTGCTGGAGCTGCTTGTCCAAAGGCAACTCCAGAACTTATCACTATTGAGTAAAGACTGAAACCGAGTTTGTAGTAGATTGAGTTTCGGTTGTGCGATCTATCCATGTTTCTTTAGCCACTCCAGGGCCGAGATAAGTCTCACTAAACTGGAATGCGCCACCTTGATTCATAATACTGTAGTTTGCTCCTTGTTGAGGAGTGCCAGGAATGTTAATATTAGTTCCAGTCACAGTATAAGATGTGCCAGTTGTGTATTCCACCTGGCGTATAGCTTCTATAACTTTTGTTGTTGATTCTGTTGTTGCCGTAATGGTGCCTCTGGTAAAATTAGGCACGACGGATTCTGCTAGGGCAGGACAAGAAAACCCTAGCAGGAATAAACCTGCTAGGATATGTCTCATTTGAATACACTCAGTTCTATACTACGCTGTGCAGTTGCGGTAGTTCCAGGACCACCAGCAGTTACAGTAGGAACACCAGTAGGTGATAAAGTACCAGCAAGAGAACCCTTGTCTCCTGCTAACTGAGTAACACTATCCCCATAAAGGTTGGGAGAAGCAATAACTCCACCACTAACCGACTGAGAGGTGACTGCTGTATCAGCAGCATTGAAAGTTTCTGAGAAACTAAATGCTTGACCTGGAGTATCGATAGTTGGTGTGGCATCACTATATCCACCAGTTTGACTTAGACCAAAACTTGTGTTTTGACCGCTGAATTCAACATTTGTTCCAGAAGTAGAGTATGATGCTCCAATTCGAGTTGATTGTACCGCAGCACCCTGAACACCAAGTTGAACAGAATCAGTAATTCTTGATGTAATTTCAGCAGCACTTACAGGAGTAACAAAGAATAAC